CGACGCCGGCCTCACCGACACCACCATCCGGTCGAACGCCGATCTGGCGGCCGTCCTCAAGCAGGCCCTGAAGGATGCCGACATCACCGGCATCGACGTTTCGATCGACGCCACGGACAACGTCGTCCTGTCCTCGACCGACACCTTCTCGCTGGGCGACGCGGCGGATTCCGGCACCACCGGCATCACCGCGGCCAGCCTCGGCCTCGCCACCACGGCGGCCGCCACCAGCACGGCGTCCGCCGATGCGACGTCGGTCATGGACATCGATATCTCCACGGCGTCGGTCACCGACATCAAGAACTTCATCAAGGTGGTCGACGAGGCGCTCTCGCAGGTCACCAGCGCGGCGTCCGGCCTCGGCGCCATCCAGAACCGCGTCGAGATGCAGACCGACTTCGTCTCCAAGCTGATGGATACCGTCTCCGAGGGCGTCGGCACGCTGGTCGATGCCGACATGACCGAAGAGTCCACCCGCCTCAAGGCTCTGCAGACCCAGCAGCAGCTCGGCGTGCAGGCGCTCTCGATCGCCAACTCCTCCTCGGAATCGCTGCTGTCGCTCTTCCGCTAAAGGGAAACCGTTCGGGATCGATCTCGAAATTAGCTCCATCGATGGTGAGTGTCTTGTTCGTCGATGGATCGAAGAAGTCAGAAGGCCCGGCCAACCGCCGGGCCTTATTCGTTCAGCTTCGCCACGTGGAAGCATCCATGCAGCGTCTCGTCGTCATCGCGGGCCCGGAGCGATCGGGCAAAATACCACTCGCCCGTCGTCTCATGTCCGAAGACACGTCGCTCATGTGCGTCCACCGGGACAACATCCGCGCCGCGCTGGTCAACCCTCTCGACGAAGGCCACATCACGCTCTGCATGGGCGCGCTGGCCGACATGCTGCTGTCGCTCGGATTCTCGTTGATTGTCGTCGCCTGGAACCTCGAGCCGGAAGACCGGGACCTGTGGACACGGATCGCGGCCGACCATGGCGTGCCGATGGACCGGATGGACGTGCGGGACGCGGATGTGGCGGCGATGATCCCGCCGATGGCTGAGGCTGCGTGATGCCATCGTGCAAGGCCTGCCAGAGGCGACGCAGGCTTCTCGTCGCGGGCTATGCTAAGGGCGGTGTTGTGGGCGTGGTGAAGGCGGTTCCCGCTATCGTGCGCGACGTGCTTCGTGGTGAGACCGAAGCAGCCAAGCCCAAGTCGTCGGGTGATGGTGCGAAGCGATGACCGTCGAGTTCAAGATCGACAGCGCGGACTTCGAGCGGTTGTCCAAGGCGTTTCACCAGCTTCCGGCGCGCATGCAGGAACAGGTGATGGCGCGGGCCTATGGGCGGTCCCGCTCGGTGGTGGAGCGCACCTATGCGCAGCTCGCCTCGGCCCGCATGGATGTCGCCCAGAAGCACATCAAGGCGCGGATGCGGTCCTACATCACACCGGATGCGATGATGCTGGTGGTGAAGTCCCAGCAGATCCCGCTCGACGAGATCGGGGGAAAGCAGAACAGGCGAGGCGTCGCCGTCCCGCTTCGCGGCACCTATCGCTCGGCCTTCATCGCCAAGGGAGGAAAGGGAGCCGGTCGGATCCTGAAGCGCAAAGGCTCGGCGCGCTACCCCACCATGCGCCTCTTCGGCCCGAACCCGGCGGGCGAGGCAAACCGCAACCCTCCCGTCTACGAGGGAATGCTCGGCGAGATCGCCAGGGGCGTGTTCTTCCAAGAGGTGGCAAGGGGCGTGAGCTACATGCTCGGCCGCCTCTGACCTCTTCGGCGCCTGCCATGCCACGGGCTGCAACCGCCAAGGCATCCTGACGATGGTGCATAAAAGTGACACTGCGACATTGTTGCATGTGACATTCCTGCATCACCATCGAAAAGCGTGACATATCTGCAACGAAATCAAGGGACCGTAGGGCGAGGGCAAGGGCCTGCGGTGCGGGCCGCGCGCGGAATCCCACTAGAGTTTGGCCCCCACAGGAGGTTCTCACCACATGGCGACCATTGCCGAGTGCGCTGAGCACCTTTTCATCGACGAGCGGACGTTCAAGCGGCACCTCGACGAGGGCAACATCACCCGAAAGGCGCGGGCCGGATACGAGATCGACGAGGTGCGCCGCGAGTATCTCGACCACATGAAGAAGGTGGCATCGGGACGGGCGAATGAGACCTCTGCGGAGCGTGTCGCGGCCGGAACGCGGAAGGACGACGCGATCGCCGAGCGGTACGAGCTGGAGGTCGCGCAGAAGAAGGGCGAGCTGCTGCCTCGGGACGAGGTGATCGCGGGCCTTTCATCGGTTTTCGGACGGGTCAGGGCCCGGCTGCTGGCCATCCCGACGAAGCTGGCGCCGGCCGTTCACGGCATGGGGGCCATCCACGAGATCCAAGAGAAGCTTTCCGATGCGGTCAATGAAGCGCTCGAGGAGCTCGCTGGCACCATCATCGTCGGTGTATCTGAAGACCCGGCTGAGCCCAAAGGTCGCTGACGCCTTCCAGGCGGGCCTCGCGGTCTTCTCTCCGCCGCCGAACCTGACGGTCTCGCAGTGGGCCGACAGGAACCGTTTCCTGAGCCCGGAGGCTTCGTCGGAGCCTGGGCGGTGGGACACGTCGCGCGCCGAGTACCAGCGCGGCATGATGGACGCCGTGTCGAGCCCGCTGGTTCACACGGTGGTCATCCAGTCGAGTTCACAGGTCGGCAAGACCGAGCTGCTCCTGAACCTGATCGGGTTCCACATCGACAAAGACCCGGCGCCGATGCTGGTCGTGCAGCCGACGTTGGAGATGGCACAGGCGTTTTCGAAGGACCGGATGACGCCGATGGTTCGGGATACGCCCGCTATCGAGAAGAAGATCTCACCGGCCAAGTCGCGCGACGCGATGAACACGACGCTGCACAAGGCTTTCCCGGGCGGGCACGTGACGATGGTCGGCGCGAACTCGCCGTCCGGTCTGGCGTCCCGGCCGATCCGCATCGTGCTCGCCGACGAGGTGGACCGCTACGACGAGAGCGCCGGCACGGAAGGCGACCCGGTCAACCTGGCCGTGAAGCGAACCACGACGTTCTGGAACCGCAAGGTGGTGCTGGTCTCGACGCCCGGCATAAAGGGGCTGTCGCGGATCGAGCGGGCCTTCGCGCAGAGCGACCGCCGCCGTTTCCATGTGCCGTGCCCCGACTGCGGTCATGAGCAGGCGCTGAAGTGGTCGCAGGTCCACTGGTCGAACGAGGACGGGAAGCACAAGCCGGAGACGGCGCACTACGCCTGCGAGGACTGCGGCTCGCTCTGGACAGATGTCCAGCGCTGGACCGCGATCCGGAAGGGCGAATGGAAGGCCGAGGGCGAGTTCACCGGGACCGCCGGCTTCCATCTTAACGAGCTCTATTCGCCCTGGCGACGGCTGTCGGAGACGGTAACGGACTTCCTCGCCGCCAAGGGCGCGCCGTCGCTGCTCAAGACGTGGGTCAACACGGTCCTCGGCGAGACGTGGGAAGACGAGGCGGAGCGGCTTGAAGCCGAGAGCCTGCTCACCCGCGGCGAGAACTACGGGCCGGACGACGTGCCGGAATGGTGCCCCCTCGTCACGGCCGGCGTCGACGTCCAGGGCGATCGCATCGAGGCGAGCCGCTGGGGCTTCGGCGACAACGACGAGAGCGGCCTGATCGAGCACGAGGTTTTCCTCGGCGATCCGGCGAAACCGGAGATCTGGGACGAACTCGACGACTGGCTGAAGGCATCATGCATCCGCATCGACGGGGCCAGGCTTCGAACCCGCGCGGCATGCGTCGACATGGGCGGCCACCACACCCAAGAGGTGCTGAAATTCTGCCGTGACAGGCGGGGCCGCAAGGTCTTCGCGATCAAGGGCATGGACGGTGTTCGGCCGATCTGGACGCCGAAGGCCAGCAAGTCAAAGCGCGGGGCGATGCCGTTCTATGCCGTCGGCGTCGACACCGCGAAGGACGCGATCTATGGGCGCCTCCGGATCACTCCCTCGCGGGATGCAGAGCCGGCGCCGCGGGGCTACGTCCATCTGCCGGCAACCGTGACGGCGAGCTACGTCGCACAGCTGGTTGCCGAGGTGGTGGTGATCGAGCGCTTCAAGGGGCGCCCGAAGCGCAAATGGAAACTGCCCAGCGGCGCGCGGAACGAGGCGCTGGACTGCGCCGTCTACGCGCTCGCGGCGAAGGAAAGCTTTGGCCGCAGGATGCCGAAGACCGTCGTCGAGGCGGCCGAGGTCGTGGTCGATCCAGTGGCTGAAGAGCCAGAGGCTGACATCGCATCAGTCGAGACAGTGGTTGCGGCGAAGAAGCCGAGCCTGTTCGAGCAGAGAAGACTTCAATGGCTGAACCGATGACAGCGATGGCAAAGCCGCGCGTGCGGGTGAAGGCCGGGAGTATGGCCTTCCCTGTGGCGGCTGTCGCGCCGGCGGCCCGTCCGACGATGCGCTATCTGCGCGATACCGGATCAGCAGTACTGACGTCGCGCTGGGCGTCGCTGCCGGATTCCCGGCGGGACATTCAGTGGGCGTGGGACCGGGCTGCTGCGCTCGCGGCTGACTTCATCCACAACTCGGGCCGGCTGAAAGGCGCGGTCGACCAGGTCAAGGCCGACACGGTCGGGACCGAGCTGAAGCTGAACGCCCAGCCGGACGTCGATGCTCTGAACTGGAGCGCGGCCGAGCGCAGCGAGTGGAAGCGGCTGGTCGAGCGCGAGTGGCGCCAGTGGTCGTGGAACCCGTCCGAGTGCGATCACCGCGGCAAGTTCACGATCCCGCAGATCGTCGACATGAGCCTCGGGCATCACGTCGCCTTCGGCGAGGCCTGCGGTGCGCTGGGCTACATGCCGGCGGCGACGCGGCGGCGCTACAACATCAGGACGGGGATCAAGGTCTCCGCCACCTCGCCGATCCATCTCGTGCGCGACACGAACGAGTTCGAGGGACTGCTGCAGGGCGTCATCCACGACGAGAACGATCGGCCGCAGGCCTACCGCCTGAAGATCGAGCGCGGCGGCCTGATGGAGACCAGGGACTATTCCGCACGGGACGCCTTCGGCTCGGCGCTGTTCTATCATGTCTTCGACCCCAAGGATCCGCACGACGTCCGCGGCATCTCGGAACTGGCGCCGGTCATGAAGACCTGGGCCATGTCGGAGAAGCTTGACGACGCCACGCTCCAGACCGCGGTGCTCCAGACCGTGTTCGCGGCGACGATCACCAGCCCGGAGCCGAGCGAGGCTGCGTTCCAGGCCATCGAATCCCTGTCCGAGTTCGAGATCGGCGGCGAGCGGATCGGCGAGGCGCTGGCGGCCGACTTCTACGGCGCGGTCATGGCGCGGCTCGACGCAGCGCGCGGCAGCCGGGTGTCGATCGGCGACAGCCAGGTCAACCACCTCGGTCCGGGCGAGAAGTTCGACTTCCATACCGCGGCGACGCCGGGCGAGCGCTACCTGCCGTTCTCGATGCACCTGCAGCGGATCATGGCGCGCTGCATCGGCGTGACGTTCTCGAGCTTCACGCTCGACCATTCGAACGCGACCTACTCGTCCGTCCGGATGGAGAACGCCTCGATCTGGCCGGTGGTGATGCGCCGGCGCGAGCGGATCGCGGCACCGATCTGCCAGGCGATCTATGAGGCCTGGCTGACCGAGAGCGTGATCGAGGGGCGCATCCCGTTCAAGGGCGGCGTCGCGGCCTTCATGTCGAACCGTGAGAAGGCGTGCTGGGCCGAATGGGTCGGGCCGCCGGCGCCGACGGCGGACGATCTGAAGAGCGCCAAGGCGGCGACGGAGCGGCTTGGCAACCGGACATCCTCGCTGGCGATCGAGAGCACGGCGGTCGGCTACGACCCGCAGGACATCGCCCAGATGCGTTCCGAGGACATCAAGCTTTATCAGGGGCTGGACATGGGCGATCCATACATCCCCGCCAAGCTGGCGGTTGCCGATCCGTCGGCCGATCCCGCACTCGACCCGGTGCCGGCCAATGGCTGATCCGATCCTCGTCGGCGGCGTCTCGGTCGACCCGGACGATCCCTGCGCCCTGTGGCAGGCCCTCTACAACGTCAAGCTCCGGTTCATCTCCGGGGAGCGGACGGAAGAGGTCGAGATCAAGTCGGCGATCACCAGCCGCCGGGTCCGCTACGGCAAGTCGGACACGGCCGGGATCGACGCCGAACTCGCCCGTCTGCAGGCGCTCTGTGCCGAGAAGACCGGCGGGCCGCGGCGCCGCTACGCGAAACGCTTCCGCTTCACGCCGGACTGCTGAGGACACCTCACATGCCAGTCATCGCCAACGGGCCGCACCTGTACCTCAACGGTACTGTCGGCCTCGACTATTTCGACGAGTATTTCACCTATCCGGAGGTCGTGACGGCTCTGGCCGCGATCGATGATGACTCGGAGCTGACGGTCCATCTGAACAGCCCGGGCGGGTATGTCGATGACGGGTCGTCGATCCGGAACGCCTTCGCGGCGCGGGCCGGCACCACGACGATTGTCATTGAGGGCATGGCGCTTTCCTCGGCCTCGCTAATCGCATGCGGCGGCGACCGCGTCGTGATGAACCCCGGCTCCGTCTACATGATCCATGAGCCGATGGTCTCGCTGCTCTCTGCGAATGCCGCACGTCTGCGCACCGCGCTGGACGAGCAGGCGGCCTTCACCACGACCTTCGCCCGTGTCTACGCGGCTCGCTCAGGAAAGCCGGAAGACGAGATCCGCGCGATGTTGGCCGCCGAGACGTGGTTCGACCCGGAGGCCGCCGTTGCAGCCGGGTTCGCGGACAGCGTTGGCGGCAAAGTCATCAAGATCGAGGCCACGGCCAAGGCCTTTGATTACCGGGCGTATGCCCATGCACCCAAGCGCCTCGTCGCGCTGGCGAAGAAGAAGGATTGGCGCCTCGACGGCGCCGATACGCGAGCGGCTGCGTCCGCCGCACCCCGTCAAACACAGGAGTCATCCATGACGGACAAGGAACGGGCGGACGCTCTGGCCGCCGAACTCGACACCCTCAAGGCACAGATGTCGGCGTCGAAGGATGCCGACAAGACGGCGACCATGGCGGCCGAACTCGAAGCGCTGAAGGCCGAGAAGGCGAAGCGCGAGAACGCCGACGCGATCATGGCGCTCGACGAGGCCAAGGGCAACGAGGCTCAGGCCAAAGCGCTCGCCGATGCCGGCGTCACAGCCGAGGCGGCCAAGGCCGTTCTCGCCGCCGGCAAGCCGGTCGCCATCGCCAATGGCGGCCCGACGCCCGAGGATTACGCCAAGGCCCGGATGTCCGGCGGCGTGCCTCAGCCCGGCGGTCAGCCCGGCGCACCGGCCGACAATGGCTGGGCCAAGGTCACCGCCCGTCTCAACGCCCGCGTGGCATAACAGGAGGCCAGACAGATGGTCACTTTCACCGAAGGCCGCCACGCTTGCGAAGGGCTGCTCTCCGAAGCGAACTTCCACCGTTCGCGGGACAACATCACGGTCGTTTCCGGCGCCGGCATTCTCGCGCCCGGGACCGTCCTCGCGAAGATCACCGCGTCGGGCAAGTACAAGGCTTCGACTGCGACCGGCTCGGACGGCGGCCAGACGGCCAACGCCATCCTGCTCTATCCGGTCGACGCGACCGCCGCGGACGTCCAGGTCGCCGCGATCACCCGGGACGCGGAGTGGAACGTCCACACGCTGTCCTACGACTCCACGGTCGACGACGACACCAAGAAGGCGGCGAAGCACGTCCAGCTTGCCGCCGTCGGCATCATCGTCCGCTAAGGCTGAGGGAAAACGGTCATGCTCGACATCTTCAAGAACGACGCCTTCAGCACCACTTCGCTGACGGACTTCATCAACGACGTGAAATACCGGCCCGGCCGGCTCGGCGAACTGGGCCTGTTCCAGGCGGAATCCGTCGCCACCACCTCGATCGCCATCGAGCGCATCGGCGACATCCTGCAGCTCGTCAAGCCGACCCCGCGCGGCGGCCCGGGCGAAACGCGGGACTATCCCAAGCGCTCGATGCTGAACCTCACCGTTCCGCACTTCCAGCGCGACTGGAGCGTGATGGCGGACGAGGTCCAGAACCTGCGTGCCGCCGGCACCGAGAACCAGCTGATGCCCGTACAGCAGCTCGTCGGCCAGAAAATCGTCGCGAACACCCAGGATATGGACCTCACCGAGGAACATGCCAGGCTCGGCGCCGTCACCGGCGTCGTGACCTATGCCGACGCATCGACGCTGAACCTCTTCACCACGTTCGGCGTGACCGAAGAGACCGAGGTCGACTTCGACCTCGACAATGCGTCGCCCGCCGACGGCATCCTCCGCAAGAAGTCGGTCGGCGTGATCCGTGCGGTGAAGAAGCGCCTCGGAAAAGCGCCTTTCACCAGCGTTCACGCGCTCGTCGGCGACACCTTTTTCGACCAGCTGCTGCAGCACAAGGAGGTGCGGGACACCTACAAGGGATGGTCCGAGGCGACCATCCTGCGCGACTCCTACATCGGCCCGAACCGCGCGGGGAATCCGATGTTCGAGTTCGGCGGGATCGTCTGGGAGAACTACGGCGAGATCGACGACGAGGGCGTCGGCGTGGCGACCGGCAAGGCGCGGTTCTTCCCGCTCGGCGTCTCCGGCCTGTTCCGGACCTATTACGCCCCGGCCGACTACGTCGAGACCGTCAACACGCTCGGCCAGCGGCTCTATGCCAAGCAGTGGCCGATGCCCAACGACAAGGGCATCAACGGCGAGCTGCAGATGAACGAGCTGAACATCTGCACCCGTCCCGGCGTGCTGATGGGCGCACGGAACACCTGAGCATTACCATGAGCTTCTCCGCTCATCTCGCCGCGGCGGACGTCACGCTCGCCGCGGTCTTCGACGAGACGCCCTTCGTGGCGATCAAGATGGGCCGGCCCGCCGGCGCCGCGATGGCGTCGGATCCGGTTCCGGTCGAAGGCATCGAGCCGTTGCCCTTCATGGGGACGGTCGACTTCGAGCCTTCCTCGACCGGGTTCGGCACCAGCAGCCGGGTCGCCCCCGACGATCGGGCGCCGCGCCGGGTGACGACCATCCTTGTGACCGCCATGGTGACGGGCCTCGCCTGGGTCCCCAAGGCGGGCGACCAGCTGCAGCGGGTCTCCGACGGCACGCTCTACCGGATCGTGATGGTCGATGACGACGAGACCGGACGTGTCGGCTTCTGGCTCAACAGGATCGGGAAAGTCTGATGCTGACCGCCGAAGCGATGCGCCTTGCCGCCTACGAGGCGCTCTGCCCAACGGCGGCGCTGGCTGCCGGGACCGGCTTCCCGACGATCGCCGGGGGCCGGGTGTTCGATTCCCGCGCCATCGGCGTGGACGAGCTCGACGACAGCATCGTCTACACGCCGTCGATCAGCCTCTATACCGAGGACCGCAAGGTGACGCAGCGCGGCCCGATGACGTCGGCCGGGCCACTCGGCTTCGCATCGGCGGCGCTGGCCATCGTCTGCGATCTCGCAGTCTCCGCCGACGATGACGGCGAGACCATCACCATGCCGCTCGCCGGCTCCGATCCCAAGGCGCGGCTGGTTCTGGCTTCGCTCGTGACGCAGGTCAGGCAAACGCTCGCCCGAGGCGCGACGGGATCCGGCTTCCGGCTGATCTCCAAGGCGATCACCGAGATCGTCATCGAGCCGTTCATCCTGCCCGAGATGGGGCTGCGCTGGCACCGCGAGATCATGACGCTGCGCTGCGACATTGCCGATGACGACTTCGGCGCGACCGCTCTGCCGGCTTCCGTCGAGCGGCTGCGCCTGGCGCTTCCAGCCGGCTCCTATGCCAGAGGCCGCCTTGACGATCTCGCCGCCTATTTCACCGCGCCGGCGGCACTGACGCCGCTCGCGACGATCGGCCTTGTCGCGCCCGTCGGCGCCGGCGATGCGCCGCCAGATCCCGGCGACGAGCCGGACGCCGTCATCACCTTCTGAAGGACACCCCCATGGCTCTGAAACGCTACCGGCTCGTCGAGAGCGGCGAGCGGCTGCCCTATCGCGGCCGCGAGTTCCGCCCCGAGGGCGAGACGATGGACGACGGCGAGGCCTTCACCCGCCGCCTTCTGAAGGAAGGCTGCATCGCAGAGATCGAGCCCGCCGATGCCGGCGGGGGTCATAAATCCAAGGACAAGGGAGCGGCCTGATGGCGATCGGCTTCAACAGCATTCCGGGCAACATCGTCGCCCCGATCATCTCCTTCGAGGTGAACTCCGGCGGCCAGTTCGAGAGCCAGTCGCGCCTCGTGCTTCTCGGTCACAAGACCACCGCCGGCTCGCTGGCGCTGGACACCCTGACGCCCGTGCAGACGATGCGCGAAGCCGTGTCGCTCTGCGGCAAGGGGTCGATGCTCGCCGAGATGTTCCGTGTCGCCCGGGCCAACGCGCCGGCGCAGGAAATCTGGGTCGGGGCGACGGCAGAGGTCGGCGTCGCCGAAATCCGCACGATCACCGTGGCGAGCGTCCCGGCTGCCGGCGGCGTCGGTGTGATCCAGATCGCCGGGCGCACGCTACAGGTCGAGATCTCCGCGGGCGATGTCGTCGCCGATGTTGCGGCGGCGCTGAATGCCGCGATCAATGCCTATCAGGATCCTCTCACCCTGGCGGCGCTGCCCTACACCTCCAGCGTGACCGGCGCCGTCGTGACACTGACGGCGCGCCACAAGGGCGCGATCTTCGGCACGGTGGACATCCACGCGCCGACCACGGTCGCCTCCAACGCCTTCGCAGGCGCGGCCCTGACCTATGCCACCACGACGGCGGGTTCCGGCGACCCGGATCTCTCCGGCATCCTGGCGCAGTATGCCGACGATCCCTTCGACTGGACCGTCTCGCCCTTCTCCGACGACACCAACTTCGCCCGGTATCTGACGCTCATGAACGACGTGAGCGGCCGGTGGGCGTGGAACCGGCAGGCCTACGGCCATGTCTTCCAGGTCAAGACCGCGACGACCTCGGCCATGACGACATACGGCCTCGGCAAGGACACCCGTCACGTCTCGACGATCCCGCAGGTCGCCAGCGCCGGCAACGGGACGCCGCCCTGGGAGTTCGTCGCGGCCGAGGTGTCCCGCCAGGTGCCGTGGCTGTCGGATGGCGCGCTGGGCAATGTCTCGCGAGGTCAGCGCGGCCTCGAGATCCAGCAGGTTCTCGCGCCGCGCGACCGGTCCCTGTGGCTCAACGACTACGCCACCCGCGACGCCTTGCTGACCTCGGGCATCTCGACGTGGATGGTACGTGCCGATGGGGCGGTGACCGTCGACAAGACCGTGACGATGTCGCGCACCGACGGCGCCGGCAACGTGGACACCACCTTCCGCGATATCCAGAAGATCGGCCAGGTGATGTACGCGCTGCGGCGCTTCCGGGCCCGGCTTCAGTCGGAGCATGGCCAGAAGGGCATCGCCAATTCCAACCCCGGCGATCTCCTGGCGATCACCACCGTGAAGGACATCAAGGCGACGATGATCGCGACCGCGGCCGAGATGCCGGGCGTGCTCGACAATATCGCCGAGTTCGCCGACCGGCTCGACGTGCAGCGGAATGCCGACAATCCGAACCGCGTCGACATCTTCGCGCCGCTCGACATGATCAACCCGCTCGACGTGATCGCCGCCAACGCGACGATTTACAGCGAGTATCGGTCGCAGACCGTCGCCGCCTGAAGAAGGATCTGACCCATGGCAGGAAACAATTTCGGCGGCGAGATGCGGATCCGCGGCTCGTCCGGGGATGCCTACACGCTGCGCGCGGCGGTGACGATGAACACCGCCGGGCTTTCGACCGAAGCGGTGCGCAACCAGAACGGCCTCAACTCCTACGTCGCGACGCTGCGTGCGCCGTCGGCCGAGCTGACGCTGGAGGATGAAGGCCAGAACATGGACGACATCCTGCGGGCCGGCAGCCAGGACATCTACATCGTCGAGGAATTCTCCGGCGTGACGCATGTCTTCGTCAGCGGGCGCATCACCGGCGATGCGCAGGTGAACCGCGAGAACGGCGAGCTGTCCGGCCTGATGATCCAGTCCGACAGCTACCGCAGGATCACCGGCTGATGGCGGAGATCGTCGTCACGCTGTCGCGGCGCTACGACCACGGGTCGAAGCCCTTCGACGAGTTGCGGTTCCGCGAGCCGAAGCTGAAGGACCGGATCGCGCTTGGCCCGCCCTTCGAGGTCATCCGCGACCAGGCCATCTGGGACGACGCGGTGGTATGGAAATATGTCGATCGCCTGCTGATCGACGTCGCACCCGGCGCCATCCAGGATCTGGACTATGCGGACGGCGAGGCGGTCTATTACCGGTTCCGCGATTTTTTTACCGATGCGAGTCCGCTGTTCGTCAAGCGGACATCCTCGTCTTCGGGTTCCGGTGGGACGCGGGCACCGTCGGCGACATGACGCTCGACGAGATCGGTGGATGGTTCGAGCGGGCCGCGGCATGGAAGCGGGCTGGCGGCGGCGCTTGATCACCGGATATCAGGCCGACCGAACAATCGGCTTTGCCGCCTCCAGACGGCGGAAATAATCGTCGGAGCTCTGGCGCTGCCGCGGGGAGACGATTGGCTCTTCGACGGGCGTCTGTGTGGCCATCGGGGCAAGGCGATGCGAGCGTGCGATATGCGCCATGGCCGCCCTGACGACCGGCGCCGCGCAAACCATGGTGACGCCGAAGCCGATCACGAGAAGATGCAGGGGCTGCGGCGCCAGAGCCCCTGAAACCGCCCCGAAGAAGATCAGCAAGACGCCGCCGATGAACATCAGAAGATGCGGCGCATACCAAGCCAGAGCGAGGCCGGCGAAAGCAAAAATCGCGGCGGCTATCTGTGTTTCATCCATGACTTTGGGCTCCTCAGAAGTTTTCGGGCAATAGGGCTTTACCGTGGCAAAAGACATCGAAGCCCGCCTCAAGCTAACCGCGATCGACCGGACGCGGAAGGCCTTCGACAGCGTGTCGAGAAATCTTGATCGGATCGACAAGAAGTCGGCGCAGGTCGAGAAGCAGAATTCCCTTCTGGGACGCGCAGAGCGCGGCATGGCCAGCTATGCCAGGACAGCGATGATGGCGGCCGCCCCGGTGGCTGCGGCGTTCGGCGCCGGCGACACGCTGAAGACCGCGGCGCAGTTCGAAACGGCGCTCGCCGGCATCCGCAAGAAAGGTGACCTGTCGGCTCAGGCGCTGGAGAAGGTCAAGACCGAGATCCTCGGCATCGTCGAGAGCGGACAGGTGGCCATGAACCCGGCGGAGATCGCCGAGGCCTATCAGCGCGGCATCGCCTCCGGCATCCCGATCAATGAGATGCGCGACTTCGTCGTCCTGTCGGCGCAGGCGGCCGACGCCTGGGAGATGACCGGCGAGGCCAGCGGCAACGCCTTCGCCGGCTTCAAGGAAAGCCTGAAGCTCACACAGGCCGAGATGCGGCCCTTCGCCGACCTGATCAACACGCTGGCCGATGCCGGCATTTCCGACGAACGGGACATCGTCGACTTCCTCGACCGGACGGGCGCGCAGCTTAAGGACATGGGGATGTCCAAGGAGAACATCGCAGCGCTTGGTGGCACGCTCCTCGACCTGAAGATGCCAGCGGAGCAGGCGGCGACGGCGATGAATGCCCTATCGACGAAGCTGCTCAACCCGAAGAACACCAAAGCCTCGATGCAGGCCTTCGACAAGCTCTATGGTAAGACCGAGAACTTCACACAGCTGATGAAGGAGGACGCCAACGGCGCCCTCATCGATTTCCTGAAACGGCTCCAGAGCCTCGACAAGTTCAAGCGCACCGAGCTTCTGACCGACATCGTCGGGCTGGAACACGCCAGCAAGGTCAACCGGCTGGTTTCCTCGCTCGACCTGCTGCAGACGAGGATGGCGACGGCAAACGATCCGTCACAGTTCGTCGGGTCGCTCGGCAAGGGCTACCAGCTGAAGCTCGATACACTGGAATCCAAGTGGAAGGTGTTCAAGGCCAATCTGGAGAAGCTGCAGATCGACCTCGGCGACCTGATCATCGCGCCGGCTGGCGACGTCCTCGGCGACGTCACGACGATGGTCAACCAGCTCGGTTCGGCCATCAAAGGCGTCGAGACCTCATGGAATGCCCTGTCGACCGCGATGGGCTCGCGCAAGTCCGGAGACTTCGACGGGCCACGCACGCTCTGGGACAAGATCAACGATCCATGGGGTGTCGGTGCCCAGCAGGACGCCGATGCGATCGCGGCCAAGACCATCCAGGCCCTGACCAACAAGAGCCCGAAGTCGGGCGCCGTCGGCGCGATGGCAGCGCGAGACATGAGCGGTATCGGCCTCGGCAACGCTCTGGCGTCTTCGACTGTGGCGCTGCGTCGAGCTAATGGTCTGTCGCCAACCGGACAGCGCCGCGACCTCGACGCCATGAAGACGAACCGGGCGCGGATGGGCGTCTCGGATTCCGACGTCTCCGACTACTATCGGCAGCGCTATGGCAAGACCGTCGATCCTGGGGCGATCGCCAAGCCCGAGCCGAAGTTCACGCCGCGGGTGATGACGCCGGACTTTCCGGGCCGTCACGGCGGGACGCCAATCCCTCAGCCCGCCCCCCGGATCGGGGCGAGCTTCGATGAGGGGCGGCTGAAGATCGAAGATCCGGAGATCCAAGGCATCGACCAGATGCGCGCGGCGCTTCTCGAAGGTGGCGCGCAGTTGCCGGCCAAGGGTGCCGAGGCCGGCGCGGCCTTCTCCAATGCGGCCGGGGCGGCGCTGAACTCGCAGGCTTCGGCGGCTGGAGCGGCCTTCGGCGGCGCGGCGGCGCGGGCGTTCAACTCCAGCGTCTCTGTTCCGAGCGCGGGCAAGACAGGCCGGCTGCCGGGCGCCAACAAGGCTTCGGCCACCACCATGCCGGATGCCGGCCAGCCAGGGGGCGGATGATCAGATGGTGATTGAGACGCTTGCGGTGCCACGAAGATCGTCTGCTTCGACGGAGACGTTGTGCCCGCTCCCGTATCGGGCAGTCACGATCTTCTGTGCCTCTGCCTCGATGGTTTTCGGCAGGCAGGGCATGATGACGTTCCGCTCGGCTTCGGCCATGGTCATCGCGATCACGTCGGGCGCCGTTTCTCGGCTCAATTCCTGGGGCCATGACATGAACGGATCTCCTGATTTCGCGGGGAAGGCCGTATGGTAGACTGGTCCCGCGCCTTCCGCAACGGCGGCCGGGCGTCCTTCAAGGGCGCCGGCTTCTGGGTGGAGATCGACGAGTTGCAGGGTGGGCGCCGGGTGGCTGTGCATGCCATCCCGGGCGGGTCTCACCTGTCGGAAGACATGGGGCTCCGCGAGGGCGTCTGGCGGCCGACGGCCTATGTCGCCTCGGACGGCGTGATCGGCGAGGGCAAGCGGCTCGAGGCGGTCTGCAATTCGGAATGGCCGGGGCTCCTGTCCCTGCCGATGGATGCCGTGCTCGCCCACTGCGACGGGTTCCGCCGCAACCGGGACAAGGACAAGAACGGCTTCATCGCCTACGACCTGATCTTCATTGCGGCGGGATCGGCCGGGGCTGCCTCGCCTTCCGCCGGCGCGGCGATCAGCGCGTCGTTCTCGGCCGGGCTGTCCGGCGTCTCGCTGTCGGTCGGCGTCTCGGCGTCCTTCTCGGCCGCGGTCGGGCCGCTGTCGATCAGTGCTTCGGCCAATCTCTCCGCAGGGGTTTCGCTATGATTACCAAGCTCGTCGATCTCGTCATCCTGACCCGGCATGGTCCGCTGGTCTTTACGCTGATTGTCCTGCCGATCGCAGTGGCTGTCGGGCTGACCGCGGCCTATTACGGCATGCCAAGAATGGTCTGGATGTATTGCGACGTCCTCGACGTCTGCCAGATCTTCTTCGATCGCTAATCTTCATCAATACGAGTGTCACTATGATCGACTGGCAGACCATCGAGAGCGCTCCGAGAGACGGACGGTTCGTTCTGTTGAAGGGTGGATACATCTATTGCGATGCGGATCGCCCTTCTGGCGTAGAACATGGTTACGCTTCGATGCGTCCGGTTGTGGCCCGTTGGAAGGATGGAGAATGGGTGTGGAAGTATCATCAATACAGCTGCACCGCTGATACCTGTGAAGGCCCAACGCACTGGGCGGATGTGACCTGAGCATGTCGTGGATCTTCGACCTCATCGGGCAGCACGTCACCGACGCGGACGACTCCGTCGTCATCCGGCGCAAGGCCATCGGCGTTTCTGCCGGCGGCGCGGCGGGGGCTGAGGCTTATCTGACTGCTTGTCTCGATCTGGGGCAGGCGGCGGACGATCCGGCGGCGCTGATCGAAGCGCTCCGGCGGCGCGAGGAAACCGGCGTCGTCCATCGGCTGGGCTTCCTCGTGACGTGGTGCGCGGCGGTGGTTCGGGCCGATTTCGAAAGCAGGCGGGATGCCGTCGCGGCGCGCACGCTGCTGGCGGCGCGGGCCGACGCGGACTATGGGCCAATCGCCACCGCCTTCGGGGCGGACGTGCTGGAATGGATCCTCTCGCTGGTCGGGACCGCGATCAAGCAGATCTCGGCGCTGGCGGCGGACAAGAGCTCGGTGGTGCGGGTCGAGACCAATCTCTCGCTGCCGGCCAGCGTCATCGCGTGGGAGCTTTACGGCGACCCGACGCGCGGCGCGGAGCTGGTGCGGCGCAACCGGGTGTCGACGGCCATGCTGATGCCGGTCTCGATCGAGGCCCTTTCCTCCTGATGATTGCGGCGTGACATGGCGTGGGAAACCGTCGTTCTCGAAGTGGCCGGCCAGCCGCTGGCCTTCACTCGCGTCGAGTTGCGGGTTTCGGCCGAGGAGGTATCGCGGGAAGCGTCCTTCGATATCGCCTGGGTCCAGCCGGGGCCGCCGTGCGGGCCTGATGAGGACGCCACGATCAAGGTGTCTGGCGAACTCTGGCTGACCGGCTTCACGCGGGACGTGAGAGGGTCGCTGTCGGCCGATCGCCGCTCCTACGCCCTCACGGTGGTTTCGAAGTCGGTCGACGCCACCGAGGCCTCTGTGGACCATCCGACGGGGCTGGCGAAAGACCTCGACCTGAAGGGCATCGCCGAGACATTCGACACGCTGGGCATCGGGATCGAGACGACGATCCAGACGGCGAAGAAGAAGTTTCACAAGCTGCGGCTCGGTGAGACGTGGTTCCAGACGCTGGAGACTGAAGCCCGATCGCAAGGGGTCCTGATCCACGACACGGCCGAGGGCAAGCTGAAGCTTTCGAAGGGGCCGGACGGAAAGATTGCCGGCGCGCTGCGCGAGGGCGTCAATATCGAGCAGGCCTCGGCGACGATCTCCGGGCGCGGCACCTTCTCGGAGGTGAAGGTCCGGGGCCAGGCGTCCGAAGGCACCACCAAGACGGCGCTCCGTCCGGTCGGCGAGGCGCCGGCGGGCGGCAAGCGCAAGCGCCCGCTGATCAAGGTTCACGAGGGCGAGGCGACGAGCGAGCGGCTGAAGGATCGGGCCGCCTGGGAAGCCAAGCGCGCGGCCGGGTCGGCCAAGGAATGCACCGTCACGACGCCGGGCTGGCGCTCCAACGGGCAGCTGTTCGAGGCGAACAAGACGATCGAGGTCATCATCCCGGCCTTCGGGATCGAACAGCAGATGACCATCGCCAGCATCGTGTTCGAGCAAGAGGCTTCTGACGGTCAGGGCGGCGGCACCAAGGCGACGCTGACGCTCAAGGATCCGCGGGCGCTGGGCGGCGAGAACCCGCGCGGCAAGAGCGCCGACAGCTGGGCGGCGCCGGCGGTGCCGATCCCGACCTTCCGGGCGGACTGAGGAATATCATGGCCGACAGCGGTTTCACGCGCTTCAAGCTGAACGGCACGATCGTGCAGCGCGGCGGGCAGCAGTTTGTCGATGGCGATGGTTTCGCCGGCGATGGCTATGAGGACGTCCATCGGATTGACCCGCACGGGTTCGCATCCGGTGCAGTACCGGGCGGGATCGGGCTTTTGACCGGCGTCCGGGGCAATCGGGACTCGGCCTACGTGGTCGGCGGAGAAAACCCGGCGATGCGGCCCGACCTGCCAATCGGGGCGTCGGCGCAGTACGACGACAAGGGCAACATCATCAAGCTGATCGGCGACGACGGCGCGGTATTCGATTTCGCCAGCCGGTCGGCAACGCTGACGGCGGGCGACTGGACGATCAATGCGCCGTCGGGTGTGACGATCAATGGGCCGCTGACGGTCAATGGCCCTGTTTCCATGGGCGGCGGCGCGAGCGTAACTGGCAATATGTCCGTATCGGGCAATGTTGACGTGGGCGCCAACGTGACGGCGGGTGGATCCGTGACCGACGGCGACGGGGACGGCGGCGCATGAGGATCATCCCGCTTTCCGAGGTCGAAGAACCGCAGCTCTCGCCCGACATCGTCTGGAACGGCGAGACCGGCGACCTGGCGCTGTCGGCTCTGACAGATCCGATCAACCCGGCCGGTCTCAAGGCCGACCAGCCGCTGCAGACGGCGGTGATCATCGCGCTCATGACCGACATCCGCGTCGATCCGACCGAGCTGCGGGACGGCGACCGGAACCAGGGCTGGCCCGGCGACGGCTTCGACATCGAGCCGGGCGAGCAGGCGCTGGGCTCCAAGCTCTGGCTCCTGCGCCGCGCCGCGCTGACGCCGGACATCGCGCAACGGGCCGAGGAATACGCGACGATCGCTCTGCAGCCGCTGATCGACCAGAGGGTGTTCGTCCGCTTCGACATCACCGCCACCGCCGACAATGCGCGCAACCGGCTGGACCTCGACATTGCCGGCTACGGCCGCGAGGGCACGGTCAAATATCACGACCGGTTCGCGGTGCTCTGGGACCGGCTCGGCGCCGAACCGCCAACGCCGGTGCCGCGGCCGCCCAGCCTTCCGGTCGAGCCGGGCCCGTCGACCTATTCCACATGGCCGAACCAGTGGCAGGCATCGGAATGGGGCACCTTCGACCCGTGATGCCTGCAGAGCCAGCCATGAACCCCCAGGGATCGGGACACCATGCCATATACACCGCGTGACCTGACGACGATCCACCGGCAGGTGCGCGGCGCGATCCGCCAGTATCTCCCCGGGACCGACGCCGGCATCAAGGGGAACGTCCTCTATGTCATCGGCAAGGTCGAGGCCATGCTGGTGGAGCTCTACGACCAGCGCCTGGCTTGGATCTCGAAGCAGCTGCATCTCTGGTCGGCGACGGACGAGCGGACGATCGAGGCGCATGCCGCCGAATTCCAGATCCTGCGCAAGGCGGCGACGGCGGCGACCGGCATCATCACCGGCACCGGCGCGGCGGATCGCACCTATCCCGCCGGCATCCGGTTTCTCTCGGCGGCGCAGACCTACATCACAACGGCGCCGGCCACCTCCGACAATCTCGGCGCGGTGTCCTTCACCGTCGTCTCGGAAGCCACCGGATCGGCGACGAACCGCGAGGCGGCGGGCGAGATGCTGCTGGCCGATGCCGGGCTCTATCCGACGCTGGGCGAAACCTTTCTCGTCGGCGATGCCGGGCTTGGGGGTGGTGCCGACCGCGAGGACATCGAAAGCCTGCGGGCTCGCGCTCTTGACCGCAAGCGCCGCCCGCCGCAGGGCGGCTCGCTCGGCGACTATGAACAGTTCGCCCTTGCGGTGCCCGGTGTCGTCAAGGCCTGGGCGTTCCGCATGACGGACGGGATCGGCGCCATCGGCGTCTTCATCCTGTTCGATGGCCGCACCAACCTGATCCCGGAGGCGGCGGACATTGCCGTCGTCGATGCTGCGATCGAGGCGCGGCGGCTGATCCGGGTGGACGCGGAGGTGATTGCGCCGGTCGCGGTGCCGGTGCCTGTGGCGATCACCGGGCTCGGCCAAGACACCGCCGACATCCGCGCGGCGATCGCGGCCGCGATCAAGGCGATGCTGCTCGAGCGGGCTTATCCGTCCATGCCCGACGACATCTTCGTCCTGTCGCGGTCGTGGATCGGCGAGGCCATCTCCGGCGTCGTCGGCGAGGACAGGCACGTGCTGGTCACGCCGTCGGCCGACGTCACCTTCGCGCTCGGCCAGTATCCGGTGCTGGGGCCGGTGACCTATGCGTGATCCGGCCCTCAATTATTGGACCGAATACGAGCCGGAGGCGGAGGGCGGCGAGCGGATCGTCGATCGCAGCGACGCGCTGTCCGATCCGGATGTCGAGGATCTTCTGCCGGCGGCGCTGTCGCTGTGGCCCAAGGGAGCCGCATGGGGCTCGCCGGACGGACAGGCCATCGACGACGGCTCCAACTGGGCGAAGCTCACCCGCGCGCTGCTGGCGCCCGTGGCGGAGCTGTATCGGCTCGCCTTCGAGGAATCGCGCGAGTGGTTCGTCCTGTCGCTGAACAGCCGGTTGCCGGACTGGGAACAGGAATACGGTCTGCCGAGCGACTGCGCCCGTCCGGACCAGAGCTATGAGACCCGTTTCTACACCCTCCTGAACAAGGTGCGCTCCACCGGCACGCTGACGCCGCAGGACTTCGTCAGGCTCGCTCATTTCGCCGGCTTCACGGTGATCATCGAGGAGCCGATGGCGTTCCGCTGCGGCTTTTCGGAATGTGGCGGCGAGCACACCGTCGGCTATGCCGACCAGGAAGGCTACTGGATCGTCCACGTCTACGATCTGCGGATCGAGTTTTTCCATGTCGGGGAATCCGAGGTCGGCCGCGATCCGCTGTTCGAGATCGTCGGCATCCAGGAACTCGTCTGCCTGTTCGAGGAAGTCGAGCCGGCATTCGGCAAGGCGATCTTCCAGTACGAGGGCGACGTGCTGCCGACCTACGGGACGTGGCCCGACGAATGGCAGGACGCGCCGTGGGGCTTCTACGACGTCTGACCGCCGAACCGGCGAAACCGATCATGCAAGGGCTGGCGCTTCGCCGGCCCTTTTCATTTTGAAAGGCCGAGGATGGAATACGCTCCGCCCTATATCCCGGGAGGCAATCCCGATCCGAACGCGCCCTATGTCGACCGGGACTCGCCGGGCGGGATCCGGGGTTCGGTTCCGCCGGCCCGGGCGATCGAGGATCCGCAGCGGGAAATCGGCTACGTCATCGACAAGGTGCTCGGCGACGGCACGTTCCGATCCGCCCAGGATCCCGAGGACACGACGCAGCTCTACCAGTCGATCATCGCCGCGGCGCCGCTGATCACCCAGAACCTGACGATCAACGTGACGACGTCCGGTTCGCCGACGCCCGCCGACCCCTTCGCAGGCGACCCTTTCGACAAACTGTCGAGCGCCTTCGCCTGGCTGCGGCTGCGGCGGATCATGGGCAACGCCATCGTGACGATCGCCATGGCCGCCGGCACTTATTCGGAATCGGTGGTCGAGCTCGACCTGTCGCATCCCGACGGCCTTTCGGTGAAGATCATCGCCGCGGACCTGCTGGCCGCCTTCCCGATCCGGGCGAATTTCAACGGCGTCCGCGCCACCGACGAGGCGATGCTTCGCTCCAAATGGGCGGTCAAGGTGGAATGCGCCGGCGACGGCATCGTGGTCGGCCGCTCCGGCCTGTCGCTGATGAAGAACATCATGTTCATCGGCGCGGGCATTGCCGGCGGCATCTATTTCGGCACGACGGAAAGCTTCAACGACGACTTCGGCGGCGACGGCCCGGCCTCCGGCTCGATCCGCTCCTGCGCCTTCATCGGCTTCGCCTCGGGCATCCTGGCACGCTCCAGCGGCTCGGCCTCGCTGATGGATGTGGTCGTCTGCCACTGCGCCGGCATCGGCATCCTGGCCAACGACAATTCCTATATCCGCGGCTCCAACGTCTTTTCGATCTACAACGGCGCCGAGGGCCTGTTCGCCCGCGACGGCTCGAAGGTGGAGATCTCCGGAACAGGGCATTTCGACGCCAACGCGACGACCGGGATCTACGCCAACCGCGGCGAGATCTACATGAACGCGGCGACCTCCGGCTCGATCACGGCAACCGCCAACGGCATCCGCAACGTCTTCGGTACCGAGTTTGCGCGCATCTCGCTCGCATTCCTCAATCTCAACATCGTCGGCGGCGGATCTGTCTCGGCGACCGTGACCAACGACGCGAAGATCTTCCTGTTCAGCTGCATCAACCTCGCCAATCTCTCGCCGACGGACGACACGGTCGGCAACAACAACGCTTACCTGAAGGTGCTCTGATGCGGGCTTATGTGAGGGACGGGATCGTCCTCGCCACCCATGACGACGCGCAGAACGTGCCAGCCTCGGCCTATGGCGACGGCGTCGAGATCATCACCGTTCCTCCGGGTGTCTCGATGCTGCCGGGCGAGCCCATGCCGACGCTCGATCTCGACGGACAGAAGGCCATGCTCGCGGCGCGGATCGATTCCCGGCGAAATGCCATCGTGGCCGAGGGCTACCAGCACAATTTCGGCGCCGCGGCGGGGGTTCGCACCCTCGATTGCCGAACGCTGGAAGACCAGTCCAACTGGCTCGCCCTGCACGGACTGTGGAGCGCCATGGATCCCGAAACCATGGTCGAGGTGATCGACGCCGGCAATGCCGTCTTCGAGACCTCTGCGGCGACCGGGGCGCTGGCAATCCGCGCCCTCGGCCAATGGAAATCGGCGCTGATCATCCATGCCCGGAACCTGAAGAACGCAGCGTTGGCCGCGGCCGACGAGGCTGCGCTCTCGGCCATCGTCGTGGACGACGGCTGGCCCGGCGAATAGCGCCTCCACCCAATCCCCTATCGCCCTGTCCGGCCCGCCCTCGAGCGGGCCTTTTTTATGGGATGACCCATGGCCGACTTTGAAGCCCCGACCACCGAGCCGGTTCACGACGATCGGACGGTATTCTTTGGCCTGCCGATGCCGCACCGGCAGAACAGCGCGCGCAACACCGACGTCGCGCGGCTGCGGTCGGCCTTCGTCGCCATCGACACGCAGCTCGCGGGCATCCTGGCGGCAAACGTCAACGACCGGTCGGAGATCCCGACGTGCCGGCTGGCGGTCGACACCTCGACGATCATCGTCAAGGGCAACCGCTACCGGGACACGGTGAAGTGGGTTCGCGCCGAGAGCGAGCCGGCGCACCCGATGAAGGAATTCCACACCGCTTCGAGCAAGTGGTACGAGATCGACCGGGAGACCTCAAACGGCCGGGCCTTCGGCGAGTGGAAGGATGGCGAGGACGTCTCGGGCGTCCTGGCCAACATCATCGACTGGATGCTGGACCGGCGCTACGCCGCGATCGAGTTCCCGTCCGGCCAGTTCATGATCGAGACCGCCACCGTCCGCAATGTCGGCGGCGTGACGCGCTCGCTGTGGATCCACGGCAAGAACACGACTTTCATCCTCGACGCTGCCACCGCCAGCAACATCCTGAAGCTGACGCAGCCGACGCTCGACGGCACCTCTACTTACTACGATTTCGGCGACATCGACGTTCTGGTCGATGGACGCACCCCGAAAGGCGAGGCGCCGTTTCATTTCGACCGGCCGGAAGGTGGCGCGCTTCACGACACCACGGTGCGCGTCAACAATTACGGGGCGTTCGGTCTCAATTTCGGCACCGACCTGCCGGGCCGCGGCATTTCGTTGGCCGGCCAGATCAATTGCGTCCTGCGGACGATCAAGGTGTCGACGCCGTGGGGGCCGGGCTCCTCGATTTCAGGGCAGACGCAGACCATCGACCCCGTCACGGGCAACCTCGGCATCAAGGCCCGCGACTACTCGCCGACCGCCGATATGTTCCTGATGGACTGCGGCATCTACCTGAGCGGCAGCTACGGCGGCGATATCGAGTCCTGCTATGTCTGGGGCGGCGATTACGCCGTGATCAATCAGTCCGTCGCCGTACAGGGCGGCGAAGGCATCCGGATCGAGAAGTGCAACTTCGTCCAGAACGGCTTCTGCATCCTCTATACCCGAGCGTCCCAGGAGCCGGGCGGAGACGTTCACCGCAATCACCTGAACGGGCTCTACGGCAACGTCTTTGTCAACGGCGCCCGTCTCTGGGATATGAACGAGAACGACCAGTTCCAAGAGTTCAACGGGCAGACCTATCCGACGCCGGGCTATGGCGTCCATGTGCGGGCCGGCAGTCTGCGTGAAGGGTACTTCCGCGACAACCGGCATCACTTCGGGTCCAACCCCACGCTAGTCCTTTATCGGTTTGAAGGTTCTGGCACGATCAGCAAGGACATCCTGGTCCGCTCACCCTTCGTGTCCTGTGTCGTCGACAAGCTGGTCGAGGCTCCCAATGGCGCCTACGTCACCTTGGATCGCCCGAAGATATACGAGACCGGGTCCGTCCGCAGCCTGATCACCGGAACCTATGGCCGCGTCAAGGCAATCTTCGACCAGCCCCTGGCCCTGACGGCGGGTCTCGCGGCGGCTCAGACGATCCCGACCGGAGGCTCTCTGGATACGCGGATCGGCTGGACACAGGAATTCAAGGACACGACCGGGTTCAACTACTACGGCGAATGGGAAGACCCGCAGCCGGGCCCTGGCCTTCCGGGAACGCCGGTCGATCAGGGCATGATCGACGTCAGGGCAGGGGCGCAGACGACGTTCACAATGCGGGATGACCTCGGCGTCAGCGAGTTCCGGGCCGTCGTCCTGACAGCATGGGATTCAGGGGCGTCTGGCAAGATCGAGACCAAGGTCTTCAAAAACGGGGCGCTCCCGGCGAAGTCCATGGCAAAGGCCTATGGCAACGCCACCGGGAATGACCAGCAGTATCTGGCGACGGACTGGATCAGCATCGCACCCGGCGACACGATGTCCATTCCCGTCAACCATACCGGCCCGGGCGACCGGACCATCTCCACCGAAACCCGGTTGCGGCTCGAGTTCCGCTGAGAAGGATAACCGACATGGCAAAGAAGACAGGACTGAACATCGGCGAGGCGATGTCCGCCATCGACAAGGGCGGCCGCGTCACCCGCGAGGACTGGCCGGAAGGCCGCATGCTTCAGTGGTTCGAGAGCGTCCACACGCTGCCGACCAACCCGCATGCCGAGGTGACCCCGAGCCACCCGCCGAGCTTCGTGCCCGGGGAGATCGATCCGACCCGGGACCGGCCTATTCGCGGCCAGCGCATCGACGGCGTGTGGGTCGTCTGGGTTCCCCATCAGGACGACCTCGGCGCCGCCGACTGGAAGATCCTCTGATCTGATCCGACCGCAGTTCGAAATTCACAGCCCGGCCGCAGCGATGCGAGCCGGGCTTTTCTATGGAGCGCAGCCATGCCGCTGACCAAGACCGACAACTCGGCGATGACCTCGGCCGAGATCCGGGACGTGCAGACCATGCTCGCCAAGCACGGAATCGACCCCGGCCCGATCGACGGACTGATGGGACCGCGCACCGAGGCGGCGATCATCGCCTTCAAGCGGTCGCGCAATCTCCAGCCGCGGGCCTTCGTCGGCCCGATCACCTGGAAGATGCTGGAGTCCGAGCCTGAGGGCGCGGCGCAGGGCGACCGGTCGGAGCTGCCGTGGATCGCCTGGGGGCGCCGCCTGCTCGGCCTGCACGAGATCTACGACAACGCCGCCCTGAAGGCCGCTCTGAAGGAAGACAGCCACGCGCTCGGTGACCCGGCCAAGCTGCCCTGGTGCGGCGACTTCGTCGAGACGGCGATCAAGGTCACGTTGCCGGACGAGCCGTTCCCCGGCGCCCTCGGCAAGAACCCGTATTGGGCGCTGAACTGGCGCGGCTTCGGCATCGAGACCGAACCGACGTATGGCTGCGAGTGCTCGATTTCCCGCAATGGCGGCGGCCACGTCTTCTTCATCGTCGGCGAGGATGCGACCCGCTACTACGGCCTCGGCGGCAACCAGTCGAACCGGGTGTCGGTGGCGCCGATCGAGAAGAGCCGCGTGCCCAAGGGCGCCTGCCGCTGGCCGAAGACCTTCCCGCAGCGGCCGATCTGGCTGCCTCGGCTGACGTCGGCGACGGCCAGCGAGACGAGGTTCGGGTGATGAACTCCTGGCTTCCGATCGAACGGCACGGCGCGCGCGTGACGATCCGTCCGCTTCTGCTTCTCGCATACGCAGCGGTTGCCGTGTGGCTTCTCGCCGGCTGCACCACCGTCGACCGCGCCATCGAAGCGCAGTCGCCCCGCATCGCCGCGTTCTGCGACCGGTACGAGACGCTGGCGCCGTCCATCGACGCGCTGCTCGAGGCGGGCGCCCTGTCCGCTTCCAAGGCCGCCCAAGCTCGCCAGGCGCAGACCACGCTCGCCGTCATCTGTGCCGGCCCGCCGCCGAGGAACCTCACCGAGGCGATCGTCGCGGCCACCACCGCCTATCTCACCCTCCAGAGCATCAAGGGGAATTGACCATGCCAGAATGGCTTGAAACCACCCTGTCGATCGTCCTGCCGCTGCTCGGCACCGTCGTCGTCTCGATCCTCATCCCCGCCCTGGTGCAGTGGATGCGGACCAACGGCGTCCTGAAGGACGAAGCGCAGGCCCGCGTCCTGCAGTCGGCCCTTGCCAATGCGGCGGAGACGGCCATCGCCGCCGCCGGCGGCAAGAAGGCGACCGGATCCGCCCTGACCATCCCGACCGCCGCCGCCGTCGAATACGTCAAGCAGTCCGTGCCCGGAACCGTCGCGGCAAAGGGTCTCAGCGACGCGGCAATCAACGACCTGGTCGTTCCGCATATCGAGCGGGCCCTTTCGAAATGAAGGGCGGCCTCGTCGTCTCCGTCGTCGGCGCGTTCCTCGTCATCCTGGCGCTCGCCTGGCTGATGGGGGCGCCGGCATGATCATCCTGCGGGTCTACAAAGGCATTGCCGACCACTTCCCGCTGCGGCTCACCGAGTGGGTGATGATGCTGCCGACCTTCGGCATGGCGGCGGCGTTTCAGGCGTCGCCCGACATGTTCGCCGTCTCGCCCTCCTTCGGCTCGCTGGCGCGATGGGCCGACGAGGGCACGTGGGGGCTCATCGTCCTGTTCTGCGGCGTCGTCCGGCTGGCGGCGCTGACCATCAACGGGACGTTCCAAGGCTTCCGCTTCTCGCCGCATCTGCGCTTCGGGGCGTCGCTGCTCGGCATCTTCTTCTGGTCGCAGTGGACGCTCGGCTTCCTTCTGTCCTGGGCATCATCCGGCGGCGCGCCCTCGGCGATCGTCGCCTATGGCACGTTCTGCGCCATGGAGCTGGCGAACCTGACGCGCTCCGGTTCCGACATCGGCAAAGACATTCGAGGCGCATGACGTGGATTTCAGCACCATCGACCTGGAGAAGGCCGCAAATGCGCTCCTCATCCTCATCACCGGATTGCTGACCTATTTCGGCATTCGTCGCGGGATTCGGAGCGGGACACCGACAGCGGAGGCGAGAGCGGAGGCGTCGACGTTCGAGGTGGCCGGCGCGATCGTCGACTCCTCCGCCATCAAGGCGCTGGCGGGGGAGGTGACCGGCCAGGCTTATGCCATCACGGCACAGACAGCGGCGCTCAAGGCCGACACGGAAGCCCGGAAACAGCACAGCGAGGTCGTAAAGGATCACACCCGTGCCATCCTGACGCTTGAGAAGGAAATCGAGGAGTTGCGCCACGAGATGGGCCGCCGCCGAGATTGATCCACATCACAGTAAGACGACATTGCCCGCCGGCTACATCAGGGGGTTGGCGGGCCTTTCTGCGTCCATGCCTAGGGGCTGGATCTGCCCGACGCGCACTGCATTGTCTTCGATGAAGGGTGTCTGACTACCACGCTGCAAGTTGGGCCCGATCAGTCTCATCAGCGCCCACAGTTGAATACCGCACCAGCCGTCCGAGTTGGAAGCTTGCGCGATCTGCTCAGACGCAATCTGAGCCGTCTGAGGGTCGCCCAGCGCCTGTTCAGAAGCGACAGACCGGCGTCGGTCCATCGGACGGTGACAAGTTCGCTGAGGTTCATTTTCATCGCGTTCTGCAGATTACCCCATCGTCGGGCATAGCCGCGACCTTCGGCCCGGGCAATCGCCTGCTTATTGGCTTGACGCGCCCAGTCGCCTGCCTCTTGCCGTCTGCGCCGGGCTGGTATCCGGCAGGTGTTCATGAGCATACCGATGAGGGCGCCGCCTATGCCAGTCGCTGAATCTCGGGCGCGTCGCGGCCAAACACCCGCGACGTCCCGGGTTTTTCTCGGAAAGAACCACCGCGATGTCGCAGGGCGCTTGTCGTGCCGAATCCATCCGCCCGCCCAGCCTCGGACAAGCCTGTAATGGCTAGTGAATCTCATGGTCTGCAGCATGGCCGGTCGCTCGCGATCGGTCCTCGCATCGGATCGCATCTTTCGTGCGACTGATCCATGCCAGGGATGGGACGGTCGGTGGCGAATAGGACTGGCCCGATGACGACGATCTCCTCCCAGA